ATTCACGCTTAGCTTTGTTGATGGCTTGTTTTTCGATGCGATCTTTTTTTAATCCAGCTTCGTGTTCTGCTGAAGCCAAATACGTGGGGACACCTATGCCGGCTAGCGCGGCTCCGGTACCAATGCCAAAGGCATTCTGTCGAGCAGATTTGCCTAGGCTCTTAAGAAAGGAATTTTTCTCTGCTTCAGTTAAGTTAACGTCGAGCTTATCAAGTTCTTCGGCGATATACAAATCCAAGAGACGCAGTTGCACCTCTTCTAAAACAATCTGCCGAAGCTTGGATTCAGTGATCTGCATTTCTTCTCCTTATACTGCCGATAACAAATTCAACAGTAAATAGTTATCTCTATCGATAAAGTCGGCGTTATTCTTTCTTTCTGCAAACACCTCTTTCGGCATCGAGCCTACATCTTCATAATCTGATACATCTATCTTATATAATTCGATATCATATCGCAGAAGCGTTTGAATAATTTTGTTTTCTTTTTTTCTCGCGTCTGGATCAAGGGCGACGTAGATGGGGGTATCGTTGAGGACGATATTTCTGACGAGATCGGAACGCGTACTAAGTGTTGAGCCCAAAATGGGAACAGCATTTCCTGCGACCAGTGCATCAAACACTCCTTCGACCAAAATTAGGTCTTCATTCCAGTTAATAAATAGTTCATTAAACACTATATCTTTGGACGCTCTTGGGTTTTTATACTTATAGGAGTCCCCTGTATAGGACCGAGCGATAAAGTAGCTACAATCGCCATCCTCGTCGAATGACGGTATGATGATTCTATTGCGATATTCTCCGCTAAAGCAAAAGCCGATCTTCCACTTGAGAATATCGGCTTTTGTTACTCCACGTTTTTCTAGATAACGCAAGGCATAAATTCCAGTTGCGGGAATATTGTTGGCTGTAAGGCTTACGAATTCCTCTGGGAGTTCCACTTTCGTCTTGTCTTGCTCAACGCGTCGTTCCACAAAGAGGTCAGCAAATCTTTCAAGATCGGGCCTGTCCGATATTCCGTCCCATTTCTGTAGTTGGATATACGAACCAAAACGCCTAATAAGACGCCTAATGCTACGACCACGATAATCACAAACCCAACAATGAAAAGCATTTTTATCCAGATTAACAGCGAGCTTATACTTGTAATGATTGCACGCAGGGCATTTGAAATAATGTTCGTTTTTGCTGGTTTGGCGGTGGTCTCCAATAGCTTCATGCAGGATCTTTAGCGCCTCTTTCTTATTCATATACCCTCACACACATCATAACATGTGGAGACATCAATGTCAAGTAAGGTGGCTGGTGTTGCTATGCGCTTTGGAGTGCATTAATGATTTGCGCCTTGGTAGAACGCGTGTTCACTGAAAGTCCTTGTTCCTTGGCTATCTCAAACAATTGCGACTTCTTCATGGCCTTATAGTCATAGAGTACCGGCTCGTCCTCTTCAATTGAAACTAGTTCAATCTCAAAGTTCAATTCTTCACCAGCTAACGGATGATTGAGATCAAGCAAAATTGAAGTATCCTTTATCTCGGTAATCTTCGCCAGAAACGGTCCACGTGGGCCGTTGCCTTGAATCATACCGCCAACTTCAAATTCGAAGTCGTCGTTAAAAGCCTGTCGCGGCACTGTCTGGAGTGCTTCCGGATCGCGTGGTCCGTAGGCCTTTTCCATTGGCAGCGTCACTGACTTAGTTTCACCTGTTGCCATTCCCAAAACAGCCTCACTAAAGCCGGGAATCATGCGACGTGACCCAACTCGAAAGCCGAGAGGCTGGCCGCGGCGATGAGAACTATCGAACTCTGTCCCATCTGAGAGTGTGCCCTTATAGTGCACTTGAACGTTGTGTCCATTTTCTACTTTCATTATATCTCCTTTTATTTAATGAAAAATATCTTTATTAGTATAACCCCCCTTCCAACATATGTCAAGGGTTTTATTCTGTTTTTCTTTTAGCTTTTTGAACCATTCTTATAACTGAAGCCGGAAGAGACTCAACATACCCTGCTTGAAACCAATGAATCGCAATTAAGTCTTCAAAAGGGCCCAAAAAAGAATGGAGTTCATAAAATTCTTTGTCAACATATACCACAATGCCTGTCCATGGCTCTCTGCCGGGTGGTATTATAAGCGGCGATTCTTGAACGATATCGCCAACTTCGAAGTTGTGTTCTCCGTTGTTGTCCTTCTCGTTCATAATTTATATAGATCATTCGATTAGCTCTTTTTGTTGTTCTATGGTATATCCCGCTTTGGCTATCACAATAGCATCTGCTTTATCGTAGGCGCCCGCCACAGGGTTGCCATGTTTAGTATACTCAATATGGAAGGCCGGCTCATTTTCAAGAAGGTGCTTTAAGACGACCTGTTTTGCTTTCTCGCCGCGCTTAACCTTGATGCCGGCATGTTTGCGCGCGGAGGTGGCCGCAATGTATTCAGGCTCAATTTCAAACAATTCATAAATAAGCCAAGATACAATCCCGTTAAATGTCATTAGCGCTGACAATGTTTTTGCTGAGGATTTACCTTTCATAAACATGTGAAGAGGCTGTTCTATATAAATATGTGTAATGGGGTGGGGGGAATCGCCCCACCCATCATGGTCTTGATCAAGCTGATAGTTTTCAAAAAAATCTGCGATGTATTCTCGCAAGGCTTCCGCTTTGGCAAAAACCCCTTTGTGCTTCCGCAAGTCAAGCGCGCTATAATGCAGTAGCTGGCCGTCGCCCACAACTGCAAAGCCGGTTATACTGGTGGATATATCTATACCAAGGACCATGGGTAAATTATATCACAAGTCGACGCGTAATTTAAAAGTATATTCATCATCATCGGTCTTTAATATGGGATTCGCCAAGCTCGCGATTCCTATTAAATTCCTGGCTTCATCGTAAATTCCAATACGAGAAATATATACTTGTCGCTTAAAGGATGCTGATTGATTTGTAAAACTAGAACTTACTGTGTTTTTTATAGTGCGCGCTGTATTTTCTTCATACACGTGGGATGATGTGTTCCTAAGAAGGGATTGTCCATGTTTAATGAAGGTGGGGTTATTGGAGAAGTTGGTTTCACCCCGCTTAGCATGCGCAAACATGGTTAGCACTGACGTTTCTGTTTCTCCTCGAAAAGATAATTTAAAGGTTATATTAGAGGGGGCGTCGCCCGTAGATGCATCGATTGTAACTGTTGTATAGTTGATTCCGTCTTGGGCGCCGGCGCCAAAATATATCCACTGTGGATTAACGGGAGATCCGCCTGTTGAGCCTCGCACCAAAAATACATTATCATCAGTTAGATTCCACGATCCTGTTAAAACAAGGAAGCCTTCGTCATATAATACAACGCCGGCTACATTATTTGTGCCACTGGTTACTGTTGCTCCCCACGCGCTTGATACTTGGATTAACTCCCCGTTTCTTTTGTTATCTACAAGTTCTCCGATTAAAGATCCGGTATAATACATCTTGCATGATACTGTGCCGGGCTTTATCCTTGAGCCATAAAAGATGGAGGGAATTGATATCAAATTGATTTTTTGTTGGTCTTTGATCCATGCCGGCGTCCCACCAGATCCGGTCGATGATCCTGTTATACCATAATGTGGCGACCTCCACTTATAATAATCCAGACGCTGGCGGAGGCCATAGTAGTGAGGATGGGAAGCGCTACAAGGCCACATCTCAAGTACTGCCGTCTCCGATGACCCAGTCTTGGTGCACTTAATTCGTTGGCCGGCGCCGTTTGCCAGGAGAGATGTCGCGGGAGAACCTTCTGCCTTATATTGTTGTGTTGTTGTTCCCGTCATAAACTCTCGTGTGATAGAGGCAGAGAACGGGTATGCGGCATACAGCTTTGTTCCTGCTCCTTCGACGTCCCAGTCGCTTTCTGATCCTGTCATGACCGTTTTGAAGCTATAGCGCGACGAATCCTTTTCGATGAAAGAGTAGATGAGAGGGTTCATGGGAACACCGGCGGCATGCTCTGCGCTGCTGGTGTTGTAGCGGTCAATATTTAGCTCATAAAGACTAATGAATCCATTGGGCACATCAAGTACATTGCTAACGAATTTGCCAGTACGCTCAGGACGATTGTTGTAGTAGATGGCGCCAGCGCCGGGTTCAATAATGAACTCGCACAGCGGGGCGGCGCGCATGGTGTTAAGGATGATGTCGGTCGACTCAAACTTTTTGTAGGACATGGCTAGTAATCCAGTCTAACACGCAAAGTCAACTCGGTTGTTGGGTCCTTTTTAAGTGGCTCAGATAGTTTTGCTGTGGCCAACAGCTCATTTTCAGCGTTGTATAAACCAATAGTAGTGAGGTACGATACGGGTGTATCAGAGGCTTTTGCCTTTACTCGAATCTGACTTGCCGAGGTGTAGGTGGGGTTGGTGCTGTAATTGAATTTATTGTGAGGAACTCTGCAGAAATATATAGTAGAGTTAATCTCGGTAGAGTTGTTAAAGCTGAGGTTCTGTAGTCTGTGGCGGAACGCATCACAGTTGCCGCTAATTGATGATCCTGTGAGGGATGCGCTTAGTGATTGCTTAACACCACCGGGGGTCTTATTGAAGTCTTGTTGTAGGCCGACTATAGAAGAGGAAAAAATAGAAGCAGTAATAACAGCTATGCCTGCTTGATAGAACACCAATCCATACGCGCCAGACGCTGGAGCATTACTTCGCCAAAGTACTCCGTACTCGCCCGCATTTCCTTTGTTGTTTGTGCCGCCGGTTTCCGAGGCAGATACATCCGCTAGCGTAATTGAGGCAGTAGTGGCATTAATAGCTCCGGGAGTGCCAGAAGCCCAGGACCCAGTAGAAAGACTAATACTAAAGCTTCCTTTCTTGATTTGATCCTTCACCAAAAGACGCGAGAAGTTCACAAAGAAAACTTCCTTCATTTGACGATTGTTATCACCAAAGTTTAGATCCGACTCAAAAATCTCAATGGTGTTTGCGCTGCCGGTATATCCCAGTAGCACCTGTGAAAACTCATTATACATATTAATCTTCTTGGCATTCTGTATGCTCGTTGAAGAACTCATTACAGAGGTTTCATCATAACCCATAGTAAGATCAAAAATATGGTTAGCTGAAGAGCTTAGGTACGGGTAGTCATATACGGACTGAAACTGTCCGTGTGCATAATTTTTAATGTTTCTTTCTGACCCATAAACCCCATATGTTCCACTCACAATGTTACCGGTGATGGGGATAGCTTCATGTAGAAGAGTTCGCGTCGTGGTAAGATCAGAAGCGAGATTTAAAGTTTCATATGTCCTGGGCATCTATATTCTCCAAATATAATTGTTTAGCTGGCGCGGCGGACGGCCTTAAGTGTAAATTGCTGTGTTTGACCAGAGGCCTCACCGGTGACCGAAACGGTTGTAGTGAGGGTATCATAGGTGTTACCATCTCCGAATAAATCGACCCCCGTTTGACCCTTTTTGGTCCAGATAGAAGAGGTCGTGCCGGCATCTTTAGTGTTGGTCATCGCAGGATTAAGAGTAAAGTTCATGGCAGCTGCCGTGCCGCCTGGGCCCTTCAATGCCGATACATTGCTCTTGGGAGTGCCTCCGGGCACATCGGTTACCGTGTTGGCTACCGCATTTATCTTAGCGCGGACTTGACCTGAGCGATCGGGGGAACCCCCTTGAATACCTGTGTTGCGTAATTTCATGTTTACTTCATCACGGCCGCTCGAATTGTTGTTATTAAAACGAGAGTTAGTGGTGGTACCTTGCAGACCCCCAAAAACATCACTATCAAAATCTACTGCGAAAGTTGTATCCAACATACCCTGATTACTAAGATAAATACCAGTATTGGCCACTGTAGAATCTACGTCCGTGCTATTAATACCAGATTCAATAACGAGTTTCGAACCCACTAGTGCTCCCGATTCTAGGAAATACTTCGTATCACTCAAGGCCGAAGAGCCCTTTAGGGCTGTCGCGGTTTCGGAATTTGCAGCCACATAGATGAGGCCACCCGATGTCTTAACTGCGCTGTCGTTGCAAATTTGGTTTTGCACGATTTCTGGCATGTAAAGAATGTTATTAGCCATTGTGGTTAATCCGTAATTAATTCCCGCGGTGCCTTTGGAAAAAGCTTCGAATATGGGAGTTTGTAATATTTGTAGGTCGGTGTATGCCGAACCAGAAACTGCATCTCTATCATAAAGAGAATAGTCTATCTCGTCGTCTCCTAGTGCAAATTTAGTAATTCTAAAATTACCAGCTGCCATTCGGCGGCGACCGAGATCTGTTAGGACGGCGTCCATGATAATGTCGCCTGAGTTGTCTAAAAATGCCATTTAATTTCCTCTACTTGATAAATAGTAACTATTTTTGTTATTCGCTATTTACTTCATTATACTTAATGTTTAAATCAATTTTTCGGCCCGTTTTTTTGGAAGTAAGCCTAAACTTATAAGTCTTGCCCCAAATATATTCTTCTATATTGGGTGATCCAACACTTATATTTCCGATCTGGGTATGGGCTGGTTGCGTGTAATCTACGCTCCCTGTATTTAAGGTTAAGTGATTGATGTTGGGCAAGATTTCGAAGATTTTCTTGAGTGGCTTGGATGGTGCGAAAGGCCTCTCCTTCATTTCTTCGTTGGTTAGAATGTTGAAAATTGAAAACTTGTAACCCCCATCATCTACAAGTTGCGCTTCATATATTGGAGAAAGATCTCCAGGGATACCCTTTTCGTTAATTACCCGAAAAACATAATAATACTTAAGATTAGTTTTTACTTTATCATAAAAATTGTAAATTGTTTTGCTTTTTCCAATTTTTTCTTCAGGTGCCAACGAAAGACTGAGTGTGGCGCGAAGATTTTTTCCAAAGTCTCCAATAGTTTTGGGCTTTTCATCCAAACGATATACTTCTATGGATGTCTGTGGTGAGCGGCTTCCGTGTTCGCGAGTAATCTCTTGGCCGGGAGCTAAATTGCGCGAATTCATGTAATCTGTTTTAATTTGGCTGTCTTTCGGAGTTAAGACCGCGGGATAAACATCTACATGATCAGCTGCATACTTTAGCTCAAAAAGAATTCTTTGTGAATTGTCGGTTAGTTGGGCCGGCGAAACTTGCAATCTATTTGGAGGATTGTCGGTTACTTTGAGAGTCTTACTATACAATGGCACTTCTACTATTTTAATGACAGGTTGATAATCCAAAACAAATTCTGCGCGGTATTTATCTGAAGAGTATTGTAGTGCGGCCGTCGCGTTGGGGTTTCCGTAATATGAATGATCCATGCCCAATTCTTCCCACGATACATGATCGTAAAATTCACGATAAAATTGTGGCAGAGGCAGCGCTGGTGTAGGTTCGTCGGTCGTTGGATCGTAGTATTCTAAGCAATACCCATCGAACGCCCCATCAGCATCGATGTACGTGCTCTGCGGTCGTGCGAGTTGCCTTGTTAATGCCAAATTAGAATATTTGTATTCCCACCCAGCCGTCAGCACATAAGCATAGATCTTATAGGTATAATTGGTGTTATATTTAATTTGAGTATCATAATAGGGAAGTATCTTGGCGCCACCAGACTCATCCGCCCTAGAGTTCCAAAACCAAATATTTTGAATTACATTTTGAGTTTTATCGTCATTGGTTGGTGTGCCACCAATCTTTTCAATCCTATATGCCACTGTCTCCATCATACGACTGTTGTTCAAGTCATGTTGAAGCGAATATAAATCATCAAGATTCCCAATAGTGGAGCGTGGATAGGCTTCTTCGTCTGACCGGGCGACGTCTTCTTTAAGCCACTCAGTGAAATTCATAATAGTATCAAGAGATGCCGCACTGTTGAGATATCTCCACATGCCGGTGGTGTCTGTTGCCACTTTTCGATTTATTGAATCGGGCCCCATAAAACAACAATCTACTTCGGATGGATTATATTTAAATTGGTTATGGCCATGTACCAGTAACTCCATAAGGTCAACCACTCTGAGTGTTTGTGCGCTAGCGGTCGTATATTGTGATATTCGTGAGTGGCTAGAATCACTATCATAGTACGTACTATAAGCAAAATAGAGCTTGTCTTCGGGTGTTATTTCAGGAATTTTATTAGTATATGCATCTTTTAGGGTTCTTAAAAATTTTGGGATATATTGGCTGTCTTGTATAAAATTTCTTACTCTATCCCATTCCCACAGTTCCATGCCAGTAATATAAGGTTTTGTAAGGGGAATCTCAATAGAAACATAGTAGGGGAAACGAGTTTTATAGTTAACAAAATATTCAAAATCTTCATTGGCCTCCAATGGATCTTGATAAAGATCATAAAGAGTGCTTGTCATTTCATCAAGAACGCTCCTTTCTCCATACATGCTTTCGTTATCAAATATAATATTCTTGAAAATTCTTTGAATCTCTTGAGACGTAGAGGCAGAAATCGCATTGTTTATGATCGAAGATGTTAGGTAAATGTGATAGTTTTCATTTTCATAAAATCCATCCGAATTAATATCTTGAGGAAGAGCCAACAATGCCGGACTAACATTATCCTCTCTAGTCATCAATCTTTCGATAGAGGCTGAATATTGCGCTACAAAGTAATGTTCATCGTGAAGCGAACCATATGACTCCAAGTACCCACTAGCAGCATCGTGATAGGCACTAAAGGCTTCGTCGGCGCCATAAAGACTAGAGTGATGTTTTAAGATAGAGGCAAATGTATCACCATAAGAAGTATATGACAGGTATGAGCCGGCCCAGAACCCTGTACGATCGGGCCTAAATATATCAAACGTGCGCATCCAATATATATTGGGGATTAATAATTCAGAATCTAACTGATTAACATATTGCTCATATTCCGGGAGGGATGTGTTGTAGACAGCCTCAACTTTAATCGGGGCACTTATGGAAGCTTTCCAATAGTCATCCGTATCCGGATTAATAGTACTAAATAAATTGGTCTCGTACTGGTTATATGGTATCCAATACGAAAAAGATGTATTATTAAAAATACTTGCTGTATAAATAGGCGCATACGTAGAGTTGCCATAAGTGCCCCCTACAAGCAGTGTTCTCCAGTGATCATCGCTTTTAACAACCTCTTTTTGACCAGTCAATCTTACATATAATTTATAATTGGGTACAATAACCTCATTTGATAAATGATTACTAGCGGAATTAATAAGAACTTCGTTAATAAATGGGCGCAATGCAGGAATCTCATTCGCAGTCTGACCTAAAGGTTCTATAGCAAATATTCCTTGATCGGCACCATCTGGTATTGTAGGCACTACACTTACGGTCTCCCAACATCCACCTATAGCGGTGCGAAACAGGTCTGTGGAACCAGAAAGGGTGGTAGGCGTAATTAATATTGTCTCTGATTTCATTAGATTTCCTATGAGGTATATGGATCGGATGCCATTGGTATGCTAGCAGGTGAAGTTGTAGAGGTCGACCCTGTTACTCTTTTTCTGGGGAATATAGATACAGACTTAAGGCTTAATCTCTTTCCGCTCACCGTATTGTATACAAATCCTTGGCGCAGCCCTGATGTATGAACATCGAGCGCCATCGCCTCGACGGCAGACGCCACATATTCACTTGTAGTGGTGCCGGCGCCCCACCCAAACTTATCTCGCAGAGCAGCTTCTTCATCTCCTTTGTACACTACAGTGGAGATATACGAGGACTGACCCTGGTCTCCCGTGTATTGATCCTCAAACCACCCGCCGCTCTCAGGCGCATCGATGGGCGTGGTGGAGTTTGGCCCGACGCCTGGCTGAAAGCTGAGCATGGGCGCGCCGTTAGTAGACACACTAAAATACTGATTCATGCCCGTTTCATACTGTTCTGAATTTTCATGATAATCATAGCACACCGCCATTCCCCCCGCCAATAAATTTGTATCTATTAAAGATGAAGGAGAGGGAACGCTTGTGGCCGCCTGGGACGTAAACTGAGCATCGTGAGGATAACCTCGGTCATCTATGGCCGTGCGGGCATTGAGACGTATATAAACTGCATCAGTGGTGGGGTTTAAGGCAGCATTCATCGTATCTAAATCGCTCTCGTCGGTACCAAAACGATCGTATATCCACGATAGTCCCGTTTCCAAGGATATTACGGAGGATCCTGTGATCTGGATTACTGTGCTGAGTTCTGTGTCTCCCATTTTATTTTTCCCTCTTGTAAATAATTATTTTCTTAAGCAAATTTAAACTGTTTAAGTTTGTCCGATACTGGATTAGTATTATAAAGCACCACGTCAGACGTCAGTATAGTGGAGTCTGGAATCTCCTTCTTTTCTTTTTTATCTATGTAGTTCTGTTGGCGGTGTGGCAGATCGTCATCCAACTTATAGAACGGATCAAGCAAGACATTTATAAACTTATCGGTGGCAAATATGGATTCATTTTCAATCTTTACCCACTCTGTCATATCAATGATGTTTTCATTTGTGATGACTTCTTTATCTGTTTGTCTCTTAAGTAACGAATAGTCTTTCTCCTCTGTTGAGAATGTGCACCCCAGAGAATTTAAAATTCCTATTGACATTTCTTTCAGATTTAGTTCTTCTCCTCCCAAATAATCTACCGGGGGAGGCATGAGACGTGTTCCGACCAATCTCGATTGTGCTCTTTTAATATTATATAAATTAGGTTGTTGAGTCAGATCCATTCTCACTCCCCCTATCACACGAACATGTTGGCTTTTCGGGGATGAAATTGTGTCGATAAAATGTTTCTTGGTATATTCAGGCATAAATGTTTCTCCTATTGACTTTTACGTGTAGAGGTCGGTGGGGATGTCAGATTTCTAGAAGGTCACCACCAGCTTCAGTTCCATTTTCTGCTATCCAATTGTCTTGCCACTCTTGCAGCTTATCCCACCCAGCGCCGTAGACGTCACCGGCATCTAACCATTCTTTAATGCTGGGCAGGATGCCGGTACCGGTGTCCCACAAGCCAAGAATTGGGGCCGCGGCCTGCATGTGGCCCCGCGACATGTCGGTGACGTAGCCCCCATATTGCTCATACTCGTTGCCGACATACCGACCGTCTCCACAATTGCTCAGAGCACACATAAACGCCATATATCGATGCTCATCGGCATATGTTTTGCTAGTGTTTGCTCCAAAAGTACACGCTAATGAACATATAGCTGCCCAATACTCACTACCCGGGATCCATCCATCAAAATCAGTATACGTACCCGCACTTCGGAATGCTTGTGATTCATCATACGCGCTAGCGTCGAAGCCGGGCGATGGTACCCAACCACCATCCTTAACTTGTCTTAAAAATGTAGCTTTGTTGTTCAGCATATCCTGTAAATTGCTGGAGATTGATTTATATCCAGACTGGCCCCAATCATGCCAATACTCGGCCGCTTGTGTGGAGCCGGCTGCACCCATTTTAAGACCACATACTCCGTAAAGAATGGCGCCCAAAAATAGCTGATTAAGCTCAGACTGCCATGAGATTGCAGTGTGGGCGAATTCGTCCGATGACGCGGCCCGGGCGTGTCCCGAGCCGGCGTCGCGCCACCAGTTGCTGGCGTTTGTCCAGTCATTAGTGTATTGTGGGTCGTGGTCCATCAATACACTAGTAGTACCCCCGAGTGTGCTTAAAAAGTCATGAACAATGCCTCGCGCAACAAAGCCACCATGAGCATCGCTAAATTCTGAATCAGCGGCCCAAGTTGCATGTTTGTGGGCTTCTTGCCAGAAATTCTGAATTATTACTCCAGGAATATTTTTCCAATAACTACACATAGCTATGAGTTCCTCAAACCCATGCATATTCACTTCTTCTCTTATAATATTCCCCCACCCATCACATTCAATGATACTAAATGGCTTGGGGTTGTGTCCGGGCTGGACTTCGATTTGTTCCATTTCCCAATCGGGCAATATCATTTCATAATCTGTTTCCCAACATGGTTGGATCCAGTTGCCTTCCACCGGCAAGTCCCGGGAGTCTGGAGGCGGCAGGTCACAGTAGCCATATCGCTGAAAATGTAAACTCACGGAGTGGTCTCCGTCCATGCCGCTGTCGCGAAAGTGCGCATTTAAATTTCCGTAAGTTGACAGGCCCACCCACACCGCAAAATCTCCTTCGATATCGCTAAAGCCTGAAGTGTCTTCTGCCAATGCATTGTTCTCCATCCCTTTATAATTCTGCTCATATAGTTCTTTATAATCATCGGAGAATTTCATTAATGCCGGTAGCGTGCCTCCATGTGGGCCGATAGCGTCTGCTGTCACTTTTGCTTTATACATCACGGTGCCCAGGTCCCCGTACGACTCATTATATAGAAGATCGCGATGAAGGTGATATTGAGTAGCAGCCTTAACATAAGGGGGCGATTCTGCTTCTCCATATAAGCCCTCTATATAATCTACAAAAAACTGATTAAAGCGATTATCTATATCGTTGTAGCTACAATATGTAGAAGCATCTATTACATATTCACTCAGTTCGGCTTGGGTTCGTAAATAGCTGCCGGTTATTGCCTTTACAAGCGCTAACGATGAATCTCGCATCTTTACGGTGGCTGAATAATACATGGCGTGGGGGGGTGTTGAATACATTGATCCACCCATGGGTCTCTGTGAACCTTCTCCTCTCAATAATTCTTTGGGGAACAAATCTTGAAATTCAAAACAGGCCATTCTATAGTTCTGTAAGGTTTCAATATCGGCGGTTGCATCCTCGATCGGACCCACTAAGGAAAAGTTCCTTAAATAGTTGTAACTCTTTAAAGTACCTCCTCGTTTTGCGGCGATCTCTCTTGTCCCCCATCCATCCGACTCTGGGGTGGGGGAGGCCTCGTCACCCGTGGCGCCGAAGCCATCTCCATTGGTATAAATAGCCGAATCATAATAAGAATTTTTAACCGTCAATGGGCTCGCTAGTGCGTCAGTGGTTTCCGGATTTTCAAATTGCCACATTTCATTATCGGCTTCGATTTTAATTCCACGGAACGCGTGGTTGCCTACAAAAATGTCGTCGCCCCCGGTGGTTCCATAAGCGCGCAACCATGGTTGCGGAGTGCGGTATATAGTAGAGCCCGCGATGCGCACATGCATGTTCATAACTTCTTTGCCAAAATAATTTATCACCTTGGTGGGTGAATAAAACCGACTTAACTGGCACTGGGTGTATACAAACTTATCATAATCGAACCAATAGTATCCATTGGCCATCACATAGTCGGATACAGTACTCATAGCCTCACCGGATGTAAACGCATAGTTACTAATTCGAAAAGTGGGGTATAGGAGGGTGCCCCGCCAGCCAGCGCCCGAGAAGTCGCTGCCGCCGCTGCCGCCAGGACGATAGTAGTCCCAATAAGCGTCTTTAAGGAGACCCGGAGATAAGTCGCCGGCACTAGAGTCGTCACTCCAGCGGTCCTCCCAGGCATCAAAAGTGTGGCCACGCTGATCAACAACTTTGGTGCCCACGACTAATTCTTTATGAAGAAGAGGTTGTTCAATAACGGAGCTATTAGCATTTACTAAGCGGCGCCTAAACCTTTCGTATAGGTGGCCGATGCGCTCTCCCAAATTTCGATTAGGCCACGCCTTTCTTAGCGCATTTAATTCAGGAATTAAATCCACCTTATCCTTATAACTCTCAATCACATAGGTCATTTGATCTAAACCGTTTTTTAGCTCTTCATCAGCTGTAGTATAATCATAATCATCTATAAGGCTCTTGAAGTCTTCATAAATATCATCATAGGTGTAGGTGTCTTGTTCAAAATATTGATTAGTTACTGACTGGAGGGGTAATTCCGTGTATTGACCTCCATCCGAGTTTACGTAAATCATCTGAGTTCTATTGGGCACCTCTTTACCAATAAGAAGCACTTCGTAATCAATATCGCTCATCATGCTTCGGACTAAGAGGGGATTTTGTCTTAATAGCGTCATCATATGATAGGTGCTAGATATATCCGCGACAGTCTCTATAAAGTTTCTATCCATAGAGTACAACATGATAGCATCGAAACCACCATCCTCATACCAACTTATATCATCCCATGTACTCACTATTTCTGGGTCGGGGGTTGGCCGGATATAGCTCATCGTTATCTTGGCGAATCGCTTTCCTTCCTTATCATATATTGTTTCCGTATCTATGTTCGCATCGACAAATACTTCTGGAATTACAAAGTTATATGGAGTTTTAAAAAAACCTGTCCAATAATCCTCGTCGGAGCCGCCTTCAGTTACCGGTTTCCATGAATCCCCAAGAAGCGCTTCCCTTATTGGCGTAAATACCTCTTCCGGTGCGTTAGAATTTACTAATTCATCAAAAAAACGATTCTTAAATGCACGAGTTTCAGACATACAAATAGACACATTCTCTTCAAGATGAACAAGCATTTGGGCTAATTCTTCGTCTGTTTCTACCGGCAGAAAGATTGCATACTCAACAAGAAAGCTTGCATCATCGTATATTTCCACCTTTTGAATTCGAGGTGTTGGTAAAAATCTTCCAAATGTATTGGTTGTATCTCCTTTTAAAGTTATTCTTGACATATTTCTGGCTCCGTTACACTTCCGTAAATATCAAAAAAGACCGGGGATCCTGTAGTCTCAGAACAATCAAAATCAAAATCCACATAATAAGACTCTTTGTTAAACATCTCCGCACTTTGACATGCCATGGCCTGATTCACTTCCTGGTCTCTTAAAATATCAAAATAATATTCCACACTGCTGGTGGTGTAGCTTCCACCGGTGCGCGGTGGGTTTGCATTGTCGCCCGGAATGAGATCTGGCGGAAGGGGATCTGGTTGGGCGCGCATCATAAAGCCCCCTTCTACTTGGGAAAGCGTTTTTTGAAAATATTTTCGGTGTAGGGCCGTACGGGGCTCATCTCCTCCCAGCATCCCTTTTACTATCCACTCGTTGTCTTCGAGGCCGGTCCAATTTGGGCTGGCTAGCTCAATATTTACATTAAATTCCGGACCTTTTCTATTGGCTTTTAAGAACAATACCTTACTAGTCCTATCTTCGCTAGATACAACTATGTTAAGTGTGGTGAGTTCTAAAAAAGCTGTTATAAAATTTTGTTGCTGTATTGTGACGTCATATGGGGATGGAACCTCCACCTTGATATTGTCTCCAATGGCGGTACCGTTCGTAAACTCAAATACAGCATGAGTGGTGCCGTCGCCTATGCGAATGGTGTCTTTCAGTCCAGCGCCAGTATAGGGTTCCTTCCCCGGAAACGTAATTTGACCTTCAGCGTACCCATAATCCGGCGAATATTCAGATATATAAAAAATCTCTATATCGTAGTTTTCGGTTAATATTTCCGTATTAACCTCGTCTATATATATCATTGCATCATCTGGTTCTATTTTAATCATGCTATTATCCGAAAAGGTGTCTGTTTGTCCTATTATGTCTATCACATTTTCCGGATCGTATGGGAATTCGGCCGGCAAGATACGCATATTATAATTAAGGTCTATGTTGACTTGGGGGATATCTGAATCTTCTTTAAAATCCGAATATTGCGAACTAGTTATTTGCCCCTGTAGGCTTACAATCTTCCATGCTGGTGTTTTCGGTCCGTCACTCTCCAGTCTCATATCTCCTATAATAGAGTTTATCTTAAAGATATCACGACGGGGAATTGAGCGCTCTTGAGAAAATATACTTTCATATACATTAAATGGGGCGCCCTGGAATTCTTGTTGGTATTTTTCCACATCTGCAAATAAAGTGGGGCTCTCAAAATGGGCAGAGTTCCGTATCCTTTCCTCGATAGAATTTTGGCTTTCTGTAATTCCTGCGTAGGCTCCATCATATAAAATATTGTCATCTAAAAAAGTATAGTATACGGGCTTAAAGGTCCCGATAGACAATAAATAGCGACCGTAAGAGGTTAATTCCAAGTCATAAACTTGTTCTTTTTTATTTAGAAAGAGTGCCATTAATATTTTCCTGGAGTTAATTTACCTGCTGAACTCAAGCTGGAGACGTCTACTTTAACATCTTTTTTGGTTGGGGTGCCGGGGGTGTTAATTGTATGGGTGTGCGGAGGTACACCTTCGGTACCGTAGACCTTCTTACAGTCAGGATAGCACGGACTCTGCGATTCGTATACTTTCCAGTTTCTGATGCGGTGACGGTGAGAAATGCGGCGATCAGCTGGCGAAGAGGCGGCCAATGCCCAACCATTTCCTTGGCTATCAACACTAAATGTATGAGTGTGTCCAGCATTATTAGACGTTACCCCTTGCTTCTTCTCAGGGCTGCTATTGCCAGTTGATTGTTTGGTGGTGGTCACTTTTCGACCTGTGGGGGTTGTTGCGACCATCGGGCTTTGTGTTGCGCTAACTCCAACCACCTTCATGTCGGATATTTTTGCTACTGTTGTTTTTTGTGATAGCGCCATGCCGGCCAGGGCCATCTCACGGGCCGTTACTACAACACCGGAGCCACCAGCAAACGTTGAGGCTTCTTTAAGTTGGCTGGACATTGCCGCACTAGCTGACATCTTCTGCAAGTTATACTCCTGTTTTTGTTGACCTTCTCGATACAACACTTCTACATCCATCTTAATTAGTTCCACAAAAGATAAGTAATCATAAGGCCAGTTGTACATGAGCGGGTATGTGTTCCGTTCATTATCTTTATCTTTGTTGATAGTGGGCGGAGATAAGGTGTGAGACTGAGAGCTTCTATCCTTGTTAGAAGTACGGGCTTGCGGCACTCTTCCCACCTGAGTAGCTACCAAGTCCCAATAATTTCCTTGGGAGCGTTGTTTAACCTTAAAGAGCATCCATCGAAGATTTTGATTTTTAGTTAAGTTTTTCTCTGTTAGTAGCTCAGTGTCCATCAGTTCGTGGGCTACGGATTGATGTTGAAGAGTCATCTTCTTATAATCTCTAGGAGCAAGGTTCTGCCATATATAAGAGAGATCGTCTTTGTCTAATTCATATTCAAACTCAAACATATACATCACAATAGGCTTAATTTTTGGATTGTTGAGGAAATCGAACTGTGGGGGTAGGACGTATCGTTCCATTTTTTGAGTTAACTTTCTAATTGAAGCGCCGGCGGTATCCAACGAATCTCCTATTTTAGAGCCCTGGGCGTTTTTAAGTGCTGCCTTATACCTTTTCATAGGAATGTTAATAAACCTCTTACGCCTCGATGCAAACTGTCCCGACACATCTTTCATGAGAGCCGGCTTAGATTTGCGTACGCTTTCAATGATATAGGGTACGGCGACGATGGCTTCGCGAATCGTTCGTGATTCGGCCAATTGTCCAAGTTTTTGCGATTGAGTACTCTTATTAAATCCTGTTAGATCTGCAAGTGATTTCATCTTACGGTGGATGGTTTGGCCGATGCCAGCATCTTCATTGTTATAAACAGACGCCTCGTCAATTACTTCATAATGATGCTTGAGCCAATTTGGGGGAATTTCGCCAATCTCCATAAAAATCCCTTTATCAGGATCGGGATCGATTATTCCAAATTGATGCCACATTCCTCGCGGCACGGAAGCAGACGCATATGTTGGCACACTCAGGTTGCCAGCGACAGCGGTAATAGGGTGAAACCCCTCATCATTAAAGTTCATGTGTGGTGTTTCCCATTTGGGCTGAATAACCCAGCGCTTGCCAACGGTCTTATTAAGTGTTTTGAGCACTTCACCAAATTTATTGACTTCTTCTTCGGCTACTCTTTCGATGCCGAACAAGTTTAAACTGGCGCTAAGTTGCATGGCATTTTGATCTATATTGCGGCCGCTATAGATCTCTTCGAATGCTATGTTACTCCCTCCGCCGCCGGAGATAGTGTTATTGGTCCAATCGACAATTAAAGAGGGGGAAGTATCTCTTGGTATTCCTCCGGCGAGGTCGGGAGTATTCCGAATTGGTGGGCCGGCATCACAACGACGATACACAGCTTTGGTCTCTGCTAATATGGCTTCTAGATCATAGGTTTTGGTGGAATCTGGCCAAAAGACCAGATCTACCCACGCTTCTCCGTTGTAATAAGGGGGAGTGAATGACCAGTTAAATCCGTTAAAGCAATCCATAACGCCATATGTCGAAGCATAATTAACCGCGACTTGATTTATTTGGCCAGGGGCTGGCCGGCCAGAAATCGGAGGACCAAATGCGGTGGGGCGGCTATAAAGAGTAAAGTTTTCTTTGAAGAGTGGGTTTTTGCACGGATCTTGTGGGAGTTCTATTGTTCCACTTATTTTCATGGATGTGTTGGATGTGATGGCCGAACCGGAATATGCCACCGCTCCATGCAAATTATAATAAGTATTGTCTCCATTCGAACCAGATTCATATTGGTAGGTTCGAGGGCCGGATGTAGATCTGCGAACCTTGAGGCGCGCGCCAAAAACGGAGCCGGCAGGAAATTTCATATCGTCCCCCATTACTTCCGACCTTAAGGATGTAAATTGACTGTCTTTTAGGAAGAAATTGGCTGTTTCTCCAAAGAAGTTGTTTGCCATCAAGGCATACAAACCATCGGTGGAATTTCCTGCCCATGCTGCTGTGACATTAAAGGACATTGACGGATGTGGTTCTATGTTTTCAAAGGAATAGCCCTTAATATATTTGCTGGGGTCTATTATTGTTTCGAAGGGAAGTCGGGCGTCCCAGAAAGAACCTGACGACCAGCCTATCTGCATTTGTCGTGCATCAACTGCTGTCTGACTATGCGTTCCATTAATTGCCCACTGAGTGGAGGACTTGTCTGGGTTAACACTCTCTGCATCACCAAAGAAACTAGCAGAAACTTTGCTATAATCAGTTACTACTGGATAATCAACCGCCATTCCAGATTTAATAGAGTTATATAAAATTCCTGGTGAAAACAGCTTATTCATTAGCGGCCGCGTGGCCACGGCGTTACCAGACAAGAGGTTTTCTCCGGTGGAGGCTGTTCCAATACCAACAGAATATCCTATCATGCCCGAGGCATACGACTTGGAGAATTGAGACACCAAATCAAGCGTACGTTGGGCTGGATAGAACCCCTTGTAAGGATTGAGGCGGATGGCCGCGCTGCAAACCAATCGAATTTCTTTAGCGTCTAATAAAGATTCTCTCTTAATATCAAGAAAGTCTTTGAGGAATTCTGAATTGGAATAGTCACGATAGAATGAAGGCTGTGAACTACTATATTGAGTTCCTACTATCTCGAAGGTATCTAGCTTGGCTTTGTTCTGCAGTCCATACTTCTTATAATCGGATACATGTTCACTGATTCTAAATTCGGGGACAATAGCGTAGTCTCTCGCAATTAATCTCAATTGGTATAAATAGTCACCATACGTATCGAACCATGGCTCGGATGGGGCTGCCACAAAGCTCGCCGATGTACCTTCTCCTTCAATTATGCCGGCTTGACCCGGGGCATCCCACTTAGCTTGGCCGCCATAGAGTTCTACAATAAGTCCTCCCACACCAAAATCAGATCCTGACGGATTATAGCTCCCAGTTTCAGCAATACGTGGGCCAGTGGGGGATACTACGGATGCGTGAGATGCCAGCATGTGAGGGCGCGCATATAATGCCGCAGGAGCAAAAGATGTGTACCTCTGGGATCCGGCATGTCCGTATCCGGCATACCACGAGAAGTATTCGTTCTGAAGCTCGCCGGCGCGGCTGTTTTTCTTATAATTCATGCGTCGGCCGGCGGCGGTGTTCTCTGGCAGTTGGGCAGCAGAACGACTCAGGAAGCCGTCGGGAGCATCCAAACACCACTCACTTTGCCACACTGGAATACCAAAGGAGTTTTCGGTAAAGTTGCCGGCAATAATGCGCTTCCTCTTTGAGTCTCGCCAATATTTGTTATCATAACCAATACGATGAGTTGAGCCGGAGAAATTCTCGTTATAAAGGGTTGGGAATACACTTTCAGTATATTTCACCCACTTAAGACTGTAGGGGGGATTCTTGATGATCTTTATAATCTGATCAAGGGGGGTGGTGACACGACTCGGTGGGCGAGAATATATGTCATTTAGCTCGGTGCTGTCAAAAAACAATTTTTCATTATTATTTGTTATTTTTAAAGTCATGTTGTTTTCGACCGTAGGCATATCCTCTTTCATCCCAGTGAGAAGGTAGCTTTGTTTTTGGGCCTCTGCCGGCACTTCTTCGGAAGAAGTCGGAGAACTAAAGTTAACCAGCGCTGGTCGCCCCTTAGTTGTGCAGGGTGACATTCTATAGCGTTGTGTGACACCAAATTTATTAGCTACGCTGATTGATGCAGAAAGGCGCTCATTGCGTAAAATGGGATTATCCCCTTGGTGTAGCTTTTTCCACCCCCACCCATAAGTGCTGGCGCGACGCGTTAATATTAAGTTAAGATAATTTGTATTAAATTTATAATCGATTGTTGTCCGGAAAAGGGAGTTCTGCAGTGGTCGATTCCAATATTTATCTATGCTAGCAGTAGCGAGGGCGGCATCATTCATGATCACGGTCTCGTCGGCCGCAGAATTGCCCAGCGTGTTCAGTGAGTAATCAGCGTTTTCAAGAGTTAGGGTGTTTAAGCGCAAGGGGGGTTGCGGTGTGTGAGCAGTAACTTGTGTTAAATCATTTGGTCGAAGCTCGCTGCAAGACACGAACGTAAAGTAAGAACTTATGCCCGCGGTGCCAGAGTGATACCCCTCCAGAAGGGGATATCCGTTCGTAATCATTGAACCTATAGACGTATCTTGGTATGGCGAAAACTGGTTATAGCGATTAATCAGGGTATCTATGGATGTACTCAACGCTCCAGTGATCCATGCATATTGCTTGTCGGTGCGAGGGATAGGATGCTGAACATACCAGTTGTCATATTGAGAGCCGGTAGTATAGGTGCACACTTCCTTATATCCTACGATATCTCCTTGGCACCCGCCAAGCGGTGCAAAATCTGAGTTGTTGGGCAAGTATCCCACAGCATTGTATACCATGTTGTTTTCTTTACTGTTGCCAGTTCGAATGGCATAACTGTTGTTTCCCTTGACATCAATAAAGACGTTGCTGCCCGACTCTGGGAAGTCTGGCCCAGTGCCATCGTTCGAAGACGTAAGTTGTGCGTCACTCTGAGCTATGTCTTGTGGGCCGCCGCCCATGCGTAGCCAAGTCACCAATTCTTCTTGAGTGACCGTATCGCCGCTGGTGTGGTTAGCGGGAGTAGTTTGATAAGCTCCCCGGGTGCATCCTGTAAATGTGGTCGAGGTTTTACCGTTATAGGCAATAATCTCGCTGTTAATTTGTAGATTGCCTGATTCTGCAAAATCGTCTGTGCTGGTTGCTGACAGGGTTCCAGCAATAGTGGTTGCATTGGCGCTTAATGTGGTACTGGCTATGCGGGGGGCGTCTGAAGACGTTAAATCCAATACCTTGCCACTGCAATATATTGTACTAACTTCCGAAGCACTAAGATCGGTCCTGTAGAACGACACCTCATCAATACTCGTTCCGCTTAAAACTTGATATCCCGAGGCGCCACCGGCGTACTTGTTCCCAATCCTTGAATATCCCGGATATTTGTCCGTAATAGATTGCATGGTGTCGGAGGGTGACTGGAAGCTAGAAATCGATTGAGAAACCGCGTTCATATAAAATGTGGGTATAGCGGTGGTGCTGGTACCATCATACGTTACGACTAAGTGTGTCCAGCTTTCAGATGGGATTTCTGCGTCTATCGACCAGTCGCCGTTGGTGCCTCCAACTACTACTGATTTGAATCTCGGTTTATAATCGCTGCTGCACAGCAATGCAATGGTGGGGTAACCATCGACACCAGCGCCGCCGGCGTTAACGTCATCACCGAACGTGACGATCCCACGAAGTTGACCATTAAGACCCGTGTTGTGACGGTAAAGCCATAAGCTAATAGTTATTTTGTTAAAATCTGTGGAGAAACTTGCTGACTTGATGAGGGATTCTGATCTGTTACCAGAATAGCCGCTCATGGCGAACGACAGCGCCTTCGTATTTACGAGAGGATTCGCAATACTATAAATTGGAGTTGAGGTACAGGAATCCAGTTTAAGTTTTTTCACATTGTTTCGATGTACCTTATGAAAGCCAGGATACTGCAGGAAGGAGGCTCCTGGTCCGCCAGCAGTATATACAGGCCCATTGATCACTGCAGTCGTACCGCTCACCCAGTAAGAATCGCGACCAAAGCGTGCTGTGTGGCGGGCCAGGAGGGGATTCAGTCCCCAATCTTTGCCATGAATATCTCGAACGCGGATACCTTGGGTCTGGCGGTCGGGACTGCCACTGGGGGGTTGCTGGGGCTTTCTTACTGATAGGTTTCGATAGGGAAGCGCATTATAGACTGAATACTCGGCGCCTCGAATGTCGAGAAAACCTCGTGATTGAATCTCTCTGCCGCCGGGCGCGCGGAAGCGTCCGACAAAAATACTCTTATTGAGTGCTCCGGTAAACTGAACCGGAGCATAATCCAAGTTCCAGTCGAAGTGAGAGCTTGTGCCAGGAGTTGCGTCGGAACTGGATGGTGCTGATGTGCCGCGATCAATGTTTTGAATAATATTGACAACATCTGTTTTTAGACGATTTCCTACTACATTAGTAGGCAGCGTTGGCTGAAAATCTATGAAGCGTCGTGGATTGGTATAAGAACCCATCGAACTCACCACTTGGTAATTGTGCTGGTAGTTTCCTAAGAATCGTGATGCAGTCGTATAAGCGATGTTCTTAATGTTTACCGGTCTTTTTGCTACATAATCGCGATAGTAAATAGCCTTTTGGGCGCCCGTCATGGGATATGGGTTTTCGCCCTCTTCGTTTGCTTCTGGCCACGGGTAATCGGCACCCACCATTCCAAGAGAGCCGCTATTTCCGACGCAACGACCGGTTAAGATCTTCCACGCTTCGGGGCGGGTGAGATAGTTATCAAGACCATCATAATCTTGATGTTGTTGAGCCGGTGACGAGGCACTGCGGTTTAGTGCAATGTGTCGTGATTGGTGGCCACCCACTGAATCATATGTAAATGGGCCTTGCATGGGCACTTCGAACATGTCGCCATATGTATCATGATGAAGATTAGTAAGTTCGACATTTTCAGCAAACCCATCTACAATTTGCTTGTTATATCCAGTAGTTACACTGGATTTCATCAAGTTGAAGGGGAAAGAAAACTTTGAAAGAGTATTATAATATCCCAGACCTCTCTCCCAATGTCTGCCATGATTTACTTTTACAAATCTCTTGATTTTTTTGTTGGGATTCCAATCCAATTGTCCATAGGCGGCCTCGTTAACAACCTCTGGCAATTCTTGTAGATCTTCTTCGTATGCAACCAAAACATTTTCAGGAACAAACACTTCATCGTCTGTATTGACTGGGCCGGCGGGATAGAGGGCACTATAAGTAAATCCTATCTCCTTGTTTTCTTTGAAGTTCGTGCCGGCATGAATGGGCCGGAAAAGTTTTTGCGTCATTCTATAGATTTGACCGAAGCGCCGTTTTTCATATCGGTGCGCCTTGTAAGCGCTTTTTAGAGTGGTATAACTAATTTGATCAGGAGTAGGCAATTCAGGCGCGGAGTAGATAACATCTCTGAACATGTTTCGTTGCTCATCGACTATTTTATCTCCCGATGTGATTTCTCCTTCATTTCGTTCGGCGCGCTCCGCCCAGAAAGTCTTGTGCTTATTCGTGGGTCGAGGCGACTCGCCCAGCGGAGATCTACCAAGAACTGCCGGATAAAGCATCTCAATCACCCCCATAAGGGCTGCGTCCAGAAACGGCTCTTGAAACTCAGTAGTCGGGAAAAGATGTCGGTATTTCGGGCGCTCTAAAATGTGACTTTCTACTACATTTAAAGTGTGGGGGTTAAAATCAGCCGATGCCGGCAAAATTTGTGCCACCACCTCAGCTATAGCATCATCAAACCATCTATAATACTTTACAAACTTTTCAACAGTGGATGTTTTAGTAACACGACGGAAAAAACTTTCTCTAAGTTTATCCAGGCCTTTATACCGCATACGATACCTGTTAACGCTTTCTCCAATAAGATTATTAAAATCAACAACCCCAGCAAAGAAATTTAACATTTCTTCCGAAATAACGTTCTGCATACTTTTTTCGAGAGTATATCGATAGCTTGGGATGGCCTCACGATATCCGAAAGCTTTATCATCGTCACTCAAAATCTTAATCATGTCAGATGAAATTACGCGCTCGGGGTCAACAAATTTATATGAACTTACCTTTTCGGTATTAACTACATTTGCTGATGACGTTCTAAATCCATATCCATAGCCGGTGTGTTGATAGCCTTGATAGTTCCCAATCCATCCGTAATTCTCACGCAGTACGGATGATCCAGAGCTATAGTCTTTTACAACAAAATCTCCACCAATATTTGAGCCAGTAATTCCATCAAATCGCCAATCTAAGAATAGCATACTTGAATTCAAAACATCTTGTGCACTAAGATATCGATCTCTAAAGGCTATATTTTCATAAGAACCTGAAATTCCTGAGTTATCGTAGTCGAAGGCATGTTGATTAAGGGTGTTATCTTCTAAGTATCTACCCCAATAGCGAACGCCGGCGAATCTCACATCTGAAGCTGTTAACACAGTACCTGTTATGTTGGTGCGTCGGGCGCCGGCGTAAACGCGCTTAGTACTCCCAAGCAAATTGTGTCCTTGGGTTTTGGTAAGCGACGCCGCTACAGCAAAGGAGCGCCGTACATCTCCAAGCATAGTGCTAGCGCCACGGAATGATACATCATAAGTATAATCGGTAGCTCCACTGACAATCTCAGCTAGAGCTAAGCTGGGCTTGATACGTACCGCAAGATTCCACCTTTCATTGTTGTACACATCGTAGAAGATGCTGCTTGTTAATAGAGGAATATAGTAAGGGGAGTTGCTAGAACTTAATTGAAAGTATACATTTTTAGGATTTATAGGATCTTTACGAACACTAACCTGCATATTAGCGTAGTCTAAGCCGCCGCGGCCCCGGTCGGGCGAATCCTCAGATACCCAAGCCGTATCTGTTCCAAACAAGCATTGAGTACTAGCAGTGTTGACGGTATACATTCCGAAAAGTGAGCTTCGGGTTCTGTCTCTACCGGGCAACAAGGAGTTTTCAATATCCACATAATCGGGAAATTCTACATCTGCCTCTAAGGTGAGGCCGTAAGTGTTTTCTGCTCCAGCATAATTAACGTCTATAAGAGAACCGGTAACTGAGCCAGTAGTGTCGGTTTGATAACCCGTACTTGTACCATATGCTCCCGACTGCCGCTGGTACACAACAGCATTAGTGTTGCCCGGATAATTAAAGTTGAGAGACGTCCTTTTTTCAATTACCTGCTTTAAATTATTTTGCAGCTCATAAACATTATTATCTGAGTAAACATTAAGGCGCACCAATCCATCATCAATATTAAAGCAGCGATATACATTGCGAATTGCTTTCTCTGTGCCCTTACTTTTGAAGATATTGGTAAGGTTATTGTATAAGTTGAGATAGATTAAATTCTTGGTCTCTGTTAGATCTCCTTCAAAAAGCGAATCGTCATCGCGATTTAAGAATCTTTCCATTACTTCGGAATCGACGAACAATTCCGGAACATATAACCCCAAAGATTGTGGGAAGTGCTTGGCGAAGGGCACAGGCTTATAAGAAGAACTAGTATAAGTTTTTCCTTTGAAGCGTGGTACTTCACGAATCATTAGGTAAAGATTATCAAAATATGCGCCCATGATATGGCACATCTTCGACAAATGATCACTTCCGTCTTCGGATTCTTGCTCTTCGATGACCCAGCCGGGCATATAATGTAGGAAGGCAGTTCCATTATTAAGATCGTGGAATGAGCCACTGGCCAAAAGAGACTTCTTTAAAGATGCGACATCGGGGTGCTCCGCTCGAATAATGGGATCACGGTATTCTTTTGAGGCAGCCGACGCCGATACAATAGCTGACCCTGTGTTTCGAGAATTTGTAGTGTAGCCGGTCCAAGCACCATTGGAAATTCGACCAGAGTAGTCAAGTATTACCGCGTCGGAGGCAGTATCGGTGGTAATTCCAGCGTTAAACTTGTAATATATACCCAGAGTGGTGTTAGAAATGTCGGAGTTTGTTCCTCCTCTAACTTGTGTGAACCAGTGTTTTCCAATCTCTTCAGCAGAGCGAGCAGTTTTCCAAAAACGGAACTCATCCATCGAACCAGTTAGCTTGCCTGAACCCGACGTGGCAGTTGAACTTGCCACCGTAGGCATCGTCAAGAGGCCTCCGATCCGACCCATCATATTTTTGGGATTTAAAGTGGAAATAGAATTAGCATATGTGTTAATTTGATTCATTTTGCCGTCGACGTATAGGGTCGATTTAAATCGGCTTCCAGTGTTCTCTAAAACAATCGCATAATGATGCCACTTAGACAGCGTGTTTAAGTTAATGTTTTGTCCAATAGTTTGTTCAACTATTCCACCACTACTTCCACTCTGTACTGTAAGTAAAAATGGTGATCCGCTACCAGCATCACCATCTAGCACAATCGAAATTCGCCCGTAGTGTTCTGAGCGGTTAGCTGTTCCGGGGGCAATGTATTCATTATTCCAAATATCCAGCACCACTTGTTTTTGGGTGTTGTTGGCCACGAACGAGGCGGGGGTAGTAGAGCCCGTCGTCAACCAAAATTCAATTGTAACGCCGGCTCCAAAGTCACTTTTGAGGTTGGAGGTACGCGATCCGGATCCATAGGTTGCCGGCATGCCGGCGGTCACATATGGAGTTTCATCATATATATTGGCGTCTTGAAACTTGTTGTTGGACGGGTTGGGGGATTTCGCCACAAGAGATGTGGCATTTGTGGTATGTGGGCCACCTTTAAAGGTGATATATTCGAGCGTTGACGGCGTTCCATAATAAGAGTTTCCGGCTGACGGGGCTTCCGCTACTGCTCCCCATCCACCCACGCTCATGTTCACATAGCCGGTTGTACGAGGATATAATTTGTCAAAGATATATTTTTCAATATTCAGACATTCATTATAGAAGGTGTTAATCTCGGCATCAGAACCGTCATAGGGATAATAATCAACAATCCTCTCTATGCCAGCCTTATAATATAAATAAGCAGATCCGAATTTGGCAAAATTCTCTGGATCTTTATAATCTATTTGAGGAACAAAAGCTTCTTGCTTGGTTCGAATTGCTTCTACATTTGTGGCCGACTCAACATCTTTATATGCTTGTTTCTCGTCGGTCTCGCCTAAATAATTTTTGGGTGTGTGTGTAGAATCAAATAGTTTTTTAATACTCATAACTCTCTACTCTAAATTTAAATACTTGTTTTTGTTCGGTCCAAGAACTAAGTGCGGAATCATAGAAAGAGAACTGAAGAGCATAGGCATAGCCCGGCTCTAGTAAACGCATATCTAAATCAAAATAATTACCAGATATATCATAGGAAAGAACTGTGTGCAAGTCGCTTCCTGTGCCATAGGGAATAACATCTAGCGCGTCGAGTACACGATATACTTTGTAGGAGGCGCTGGGTATGGTGGTAGCTGGCGGATCGTCGTTAGCGACCGTGTAGATGGTGGGACTCCAGTACTTGTCTCTTACATAAAGGTTAAGCCGAGCCTTTTCGTTGCTGCGATATTTTCCTCGTAGATTTGTAATGTTCAAATAATATACAGGGTTAGAAACAGCCCGGGAAGATCGAAGAGTTTTCGGTTTAATCGCACCAGTAAAGTATTGAGTAGGTGCTGTTCTTGCGTCTTGAATGCTGTGACTACCAGTGAACCAGACGTCATAAATCGTATTAAGTATTTCTGCGCCAGTGAAAGCAAACGAAGCACTATAAATGCCTGTTGATACAATTCCTCCCGTTACAAGCGTGAGATAATCTGCGCGGACATAGTCGTTATTATCGGGAGACAATATCTGAATACTCCCAGTCGTACCTGAAACCGGGTAGTTAGAGGGGGCGACGTCGTCGCCGTCGCCGCCGCCCTGATTACCATAAAACCCGCCAACTGACCCCGAGAAAATGCTAACATAAACGCGCTTGTCCTTTCCTAAGTTAGGAATATCCGCGAGTTCGCCGCGAACATAGTTATAAAGATAAATTGTATTGAGATTGTCTCCGGACGAAGCTAACGAACTGCTATAATAGAAGTCGCCGCGGTTATCTTTAACCGAAGAATCCCATCTCGCTTCTAAAGATGGGCGCTTGTAAAAAAATTGACTCTTTCGAGCAAAAAATCTCTTTGTGTAGTAAGACTCGGTGGAGCCGCTTGGGTTATAAAGCACATTTTGTTTATCGTTACCGCCTCTATCTAGCGCAGGATATCCGGGATATCTTTTTTCCACGCTGGGCGCAGAACCTGAATGTTTGGCTTCTTGGCTGGCCGTAAGGTGGACACCCACCCCATAGTTACCCCACGTCTCGGCAATCCATTGTTCCACCAGAGGGGTAATATCGACTTCTAAATCTTCTAGTCCGGTTGTAAATGACTGTGAAAATACATGAATTTCGTTTGGGGATCCGGCAGTACCGCCACCAAACGATCGTGTGTGGAAGGAGCCGCCGGCTAGAACAGTCCCGTCGGCATTTGCCCAATAAGCAGTGTTAGAAGCTGACATCCAGTTGGAGCCTGCGTTTCCTTTGGTGAGATCTCTATAGTCTTCGAGATCTAGGCCGATGCCCTCTTGCCACGACTGAGAAACAGCCTGCACCATTAAGGTATAATCAACAGGTACAGTTTTTGAAGTGACAGCGTTATATAATTTCATGTAAAAGCTGACGCTTCCGCTGGCAGGTATTGTGCCGGCGCTCCGATCTGTTACAACAGTGGCGACGGGAAATTTAATAAGAATGCGAGAAAGTTCTGCCGAACTGGTAGATTGTCTTCCGTAGATAGAAAACACCTCCATTACATCTGCTGCGCCCATGTTTGCTCCGGTGCCCCGGGTCTCTAAATTTTGCTGATATGCGTTCACAATGGTAGTGTCAGCGCTCGCTACATATCTTTTAATCGCCATTACCTAATCTTTCCTTTGATGTCTACCGACGGATACTTAAACTCTACAATTGCATTTTTAGGAACAATTAAATAGCTTCCATCTGGTGCGAGACTATTATTAATAATAATTTGAGCATCAGAATATCCACTTCCAAAGCGGGTTACTAATTTTGCTTTGAGTACATCTAATACACCCGGCACTTTTTTAAGGGCTGCAAAAATATTACTAATATAAACAGCTTCTCCTATGTAAAAGGAGGTGTTAGCAAACTCGGTTTTAAGCATACTTACGCACTGATCTAGTAGCACATATTTGTCTGCATCGTGCGCGGGCTTAACCACAAACTCGATTCCTAAATTAAGAATATAGGGATCAAGAATGTCAATAGTATCATTAATCATACGATGGCTATTCAACCACGTTTTTAAATTATTTTTAATGGTACGGTTAGTTTTAACTAATTTTCCAAACTCATCTTCTGATACAACGTACAGGTTCAAATTTCGTTTTTGTGAGTCCGGATCTTTTTGGACAGATACTCTCTTTATAGATCCAAACTTGGCGGGCATTCTATATGATAAGTTCTCATAATCAGCCTGTGTTACGGCACGATTTTGAGTAGGGAACGTGTCGTATACTCTGCGTTTAAGTTCGGTGGACGTGGGAGTACTCACGTTACCAATAATAGGTACTTCATTGTTAACTTCCACAGACGCAATAACTGACCGCATTGTAGTGGGAGTTAAGGTATTGGCATCTTTAAACTCTACACTAACATTGGATACTGAGTTTATCGCGCCCACGGCTGCGTTAGAATCGCCCGGGTTAGTAACTCGATAAGCAATTGTTAATGTGGTGTTCGACGGCACAATTCCAAAATTTTCATTTTTGGTTAGCCGCGTAGGGTCAAACGTAGTGTCGGTTACATAATTCTTTCCAAAGATATCTAAAGCCACAGATTGGGGGTTAGCAATTACATCCGATTCGCCGGCTTTGCCTGAGCCAAATTGAAGATCTGTGCTAAAACGATCTTTCTCTACTACAAACTTTCGAGAAACCAGATAGGGCTTCAATATCGAAGGTACGTTGTCGTTTTGATAATTGGTGTTGGTAATTTCTTTATATACCATATCTTGAGATAGATAATCTACCTCGAAATATTCGTGGCCTTCCGAGTCGAATACTGAGGTAACCTCTGATATGTTGGCGGTGGCAAGGCGTACGCGTTTAAATCTTTCATAAGGCCCTATTTTAACTTTTTCTTCGCCGTAATAGCCAGACACTACTGTTCCGTAGGCTTTGACCGCATAATTCGTAGGTGCACCAGTATCTGAATCTACTTGGGATACAATGACGGGGTTTTTGGGTGACGACATGTCAATGTCTTCGACCAATACATAACTTAAGCCATTAACCGAGGCAAACCGGCTTCCTCTTTTTAAGACGGGTAAATATTTAGTGTCCGGACCTATACCATAGCCGCTAGCGGGGACTTGAACGAAAAGGGCCACCTCTCCGTAAGTAGATGGCCGGCCTGTGTCTTTATATCCTAGTGTGCGCCCGTGTCTTATAATATTAGAATATTGGTAAGCAGTGTCTAAAAATGCCTCATTAACATTATAATCTAAATAAAAGGAAAGTTGATCTCCCACATAAGCAACTGCGTCCAGCATCAATGATCCAAAAGATGCTTCGCTGAAATCTTGGAAAGAATCGGGGTATAGTCTTTCTGCGATTTGTAGCAGATCTTGCCTAATAGATTTAAACTCACGATGAGTATAATTTATAGGTATTATGTTTTTTTGGTCATCTGGCATTAAAAATCCCCCTTTTTTAAATAGTAAATTCTAGTAAATCTTTTACGCCAATCTGAGGAACATTATATACTATGGCGAAGCCTATGGTGTTTGCGTCGGGATCCATTGTGTGAAAATCGATTTTCTCAATTTGCACCGATGGCATATAGGTGGATACCTGCTTTCTAATAATGCCCTCAAGCTGCGGTCCAACCCCGGCATTAAAACTTTCGAATAAGAAAGTTTTAATGCCAGCACCAAACAACGGATCCATCACGCGTTCGCCAGGATCGGTCAACAATATCATTTTTAAATTTTGTCGAATGAGCGAATTAAACTCTTTTATCATTCTAAAGCCATCAGTGGCATCAAACTCTAAGGGGAGCGCTACACTAAATGAGGCCATAATTGTTTCTCCTATCTAATAATTATGCTACTAATCTTTTTTCGTGCACAATTCCTCTTCCGCATTAAACGGGTTGGGACGTAATCTGCCGCGTCGCCACCAAGGAAGCATTGACCGGCCGGGGACGGGCCGAAAAGACTCTCGAAGACCAGCTAACCAAATTGTACCAGCACTTGGTCCATCATCATCGCCGGGAGTAAACTTACGACTTCGATAAAAACTACGAAAAAGCTTTTTCAAGCGCGTTTTAAAGTTTCTTAATAATACCATGTCCCACTTATCAAATTCTAACACAAACCATTGATCTATATCCCGATCCTTTTTACTAGCCCACCCATCGGTGTCTGTATAATTAAAACTAATGTCCGTTACATATGGGCCGTCCTTTCCATAGCTTACTGATACGGCGCGCCCTGGTTTGGTGCCGATTCCTGCAAATTTGCCGGGGGGCGTGACCCCAAAAGTATCTCCCGTCTCGGCGCAAATTTGTCCAATAGACTGCAAAAGCCCATAGGAGTTATAAATGGCAATGAGTGAAACCATCTTTGGTAGTGGAAGAATATAACGTGTCAATAGTTTGAATCGCGCATCTTCCCTTAGTTTCAAAATTAAACAATATAAAAGGTTACTATCTGCTTCAAAGGGCTGCGCATTAGCACACTCTACGTCCAAAGAATCCACTTCAACGGACGTAATCGGCACCTGCTGGCTGCCGATCACAGCACTCACTTGAAGCCCATAACGAACTCCCATGCTTCCTTTTATTCCCACCTCTTCTCCATCGTCGTTATAGACGTTTTCCATCGAACCGGGATAATGTTGAGAAATATTATCTGTGGGCGGCAGATCTTTAATTACAGCTAGCGCGTCGGCTGGAGTTTTTTTGCCGCCATTAATACTGATATACTTTTCAATAATCAAGAAATCGTCAGAACCTGGACTTGCTTCTCCCAAACTAGCCACGTCTCCGATGGGTACAGTGAGCTTGTTTGCTAGTGGCCGCAATAGCCGCGGCTCGTCATCTGCTATCCAAAATTCGCCGGCGGCATATAGCGCGCTGCCATCCATGGGATCGCGGAACACATGATAATATCCCTCATATTCTTCACCTGTTTCCGCATCAGAAAAAGACTTGCCAGAGGTATATAATTCGCTGTCCCCGGGCTCACCTAAGCCAACAACTTCCGGCTTGATGTCCCAATCTAAAATCAATTCACTTCCAGCGGCGAAATATTGCAATAAATAATAATCTAAATCAAATATAGTTGGTTTTATGTCTAATACTTTGAGATTATCTACGAATTTTTTGCCCATATAGTTGATTTGTTCGACAACTAACTCAGCCAATACAATTTTGGCGGACTCTTCGATTTTTTGTACGGCTTCAAGGTTTTTACTTTCACGATATCCCTTTAGAGTTTCGAGCATCCCTGCGTCTCGGGGGTTTGTCGACTTAGCATCCGAAAGCTCTTCGTGATATGGGTATTTATATTCAGATTGCATGTTATCTATTTCGATCAAAGCCCCTAAAACACTCTGCGGGGGCTGGATCTCATCTAAACTAATTCTATAATTATATATTTGAACGGCAGTTTCTAGAAATGCATACCAAAATTCGTGATCGCTGAAAGGGCTGAAAAAGTCCCAAGGAGCTGTTGAAGGATCTTTGAACCCCTTTTCCATTAGCTCTACCACATAGGCAGCAAATAATTTACTATATGTATATGGACAACTAGGGTTAAAGGTGCTAAATGTTGCGAGACCTTTGAGCATTTCCACACTAACGAAAGCTCGAATGGCAGAACTTATAAGACCTTCTAATTCTGCTTTTGCTGAGCGCTCTAAAATTCTATTAAATGGGACTTCTAAAACGCAATCTGGATCGGATTTAAGGCGCTGATCGTGAGGGATTTGCGGATATCGCTCATTAATTTTGTCTTGGATATCGCCGAAATCAATCAAATCAGTTCGTTGTGGTTTACATGGGCTTATATCGGGAAACAGTACATCCACCATTCCAAGCCACCCCTTATTCACAACCGGTCGAATATAAAGAGGAGGATTCATATATGTACCGCCAAATTTATTGGGATCTAAATAAATGACGCGAGCATCCTTCCCATTTAGATACTGATCTCGGCTTTTACCCAAAATCATATCATCATTACTTAACGGCTCACCCTCGTCATTTACCGCTTCATGGTAAGCCACCCCATTGTCCGTTACATATTCGATATCACTCAGTGTGAGGGGATCAAATTGCGCACCGTAATTAAAGGCTATATCATTATTGGCCACGAGATCCATGAATCGCTTAGTAAGTGTTTGGATGGCGTCGTCGCGAGCGTCGCCGGCAGCGCCGGATGTGACGGTATCAACGGGGATACCGATTGCCTGAGAGCCACTATTTATCATTTCTTTCAGCAGGATTGTTTCGGGAGGGGCGCCTACGAGATTTGTAAAACATTGATAGAAATTGGGATAATCGGCAGCAATTTCTTCAAAATTTTCAAAGGCATCGTCAATAGCTACAAACTCTAATGCTCTATCTTTAATAATGCTGTTTTTTTGATCTTTCTCAAATTCTTTTTTCTCTTTTCTGTCCATATGTTGAGTTGGAGAAAAGTCTGTATCAACTCCCATGTTAAAAAATTCAGTAATTTTGACGCGAGCGTTATCGGCATAAGAATACGTTCCTACTGGGCTGCTACCCATATTATGTGGCGCACTTTCTGGTTGTACCAAATCAGAAAGATAGATCTGAGCATCATACCCCCACGCATATGTTCCACCGAAATTCGCCGAGAGACCTTTGGCATTGTCTCTGAAGCTTAAATTAAGGTCAGGAGAGGCCTTCCGGGGCATTCTCTTAAAAAGGACGGATTCGGCGCCCATATTGACACCCAATCCTATATTATACCCCATATCTGGGACTGCCAACAGATCAATATCCCCACCAAAAAGTCCTGTAAACCCTAGTGTCTCGAAGGAAACATACGTGTCCTTTCTACCAGCGAGGCTATTATTTCCTTTAAAATTTATTTCTACTTCGTCCTTCATATAATCTTGTAGCCATCCCCCGACGCGGACGGGGTACGCGCCCTGTTGCTTGTACAGGGCGGACACTTGTTCAAAGGCGGCTTGATCTTTGTCAAACGCCGAGGCCCAAGTGTTACCTAAATCCACATAAAAATCCACATAACTACGATCATTAAAAACTTTCCTTTTGTGAGCGGTATATGGTTTTCCCATTGTGTCGGAGAGAATCATATTTATCATCCCCCAATCTTTATCGCTTGCAAACAACCCTCCATTACCCAACATATCTTTCGAAAAGTCTACTTTTAATTGCTCTAAAGCTCCGCCTAATGCTGCCTTGGCGGATGCCGCGGCCTCTTCGGGCTCTAAGGGTATTAATCCATCCTGACAATCTGGGTCAGGGTTAGTGGAGACGATGGGAGGCATATTGTCCATGATAAACGCGGTTGGACCTCCTTGAACTACTGCACCCAAATCATCCAAATCGTCTAAAAATTGCCCTCTGATACTCTCATACATAGCATCGCATTGTTCTTTGGTTGCTCTTCCCTCAAGTAATTCACAACGTAAGTTTTTAAAATCTTCCAATTGTTTAGGGGTTGCACATAAAGTTGGGTTAGCAGGAGTTGTATCGTTTAGAGGAACACTATCCAAATAATCTTCGATTTCGGCCTTAAAGTCGACCGGAAGTAATTTTCCAACATTGACAAAAAATCTTTCGATGTCATCTGTTCCACCGAGACCATCGCGAAATTCAGGATACTCCCACTCAATAAGAGTATCAGTGATATTCAACAATGCTTGGGAAGGCACTCCTGTAAACCCTTCTAGTAGTTCGCGTTGAGTTACAGAAGAGGCAATATCTTCAGCAAAGTTAATCACAGCCTCTCGGTCGCCAAATGCGGCGCCGCCGGCGCCTAAAGTACCAAAAAGATCTTCAATGGTGGCTTCAACTTGTGCATCGTCTGCCTCCTCTCCACAAATCGCCTTCCTAATTGCAGCCGCAAAGGTTGTGCTAGAGTCCACTAACGCAGCCGCCATAGCGCCTGCAACTTCTAGAGCCTTACATATCGCGTCTCCTAACAACTCACATAGTTTTACCAAAAGCTTCATCAAAATTGAAACAATTAACTGTTGAATTGCACACTTTAAAGCTAGCCACAACCATCGCCAAATATCTTTAAATTTGGGAAGCCATCCGAAAGGGTTTTCTATACGAGGAAGGGTGATATCCGTCATATTTCGACAAAAAGGTAGCTCAAGATCTTTTAGGAAATCCATTATGCTGGGGTTAAAGATGGGTGGGCGCGGACAGTCGAGTAAAGCTATGATTCCTGCTATAAGCTGAGCGCCAGGGAATTTATTAAGTATATCTACCAGTTCCAACAGCATCCCATCAAACATCTCCAGCAGAGCCTTAAAATAAGCCTGCATTACAATATTGGAGTCTAACTGGTTAGCTGATGCTCCCATGTCAAATTGTTGTGCGAGTGTACGACGCTGAGCGGTGGATGTATCTTGTGTTTGCTGAGGTGTCATCCCATCAACCGGCCCTTCTACTTGATTTTTGCGTTCCTTATCAATTAGCTCTTGGTTTTCCCAGGGCTTCTCTATGACATAGTTGCCGGCGGTCGAATCTCCCACAATCGCATTTTGTGAGTCGGATTTAAAAAGTTGTCCTTCGGAAAGCTTTTGCTTCACTAGAGCATCTAATGCAGCTTGCTTTTCAGGATCAAGGCCAATAAAAAGATCGCCGAAATTCTCTATACCCATTGCTTGGAGTGCGCTTTCACAAATACTCGCGAGGGCTTCTTCTAAAGTAAGGCCGCCCATCAAGCATCTGATGACCTCCATAAGCAGATCTAATAAACCACACCATTTAAGACCATCAAACCCCTCCTTCCATAGCGCTTCCATTTGGGCGCCGGCACTTCCGCATATGCCACCCACGGCAGGCAAACCTAATCCCAACACATTTGCGCATAAATAATTACCGATAGGATTATTGGTCTTCAGCTTCTTAAACGCTTGTTCCGTGGCCATGGACGACACCTTGCTGCGATCAAATGCGCCGGGGTTATCCAAATTAGGAAGAAGGCCCAACTCTTCATCAGATGCAATAACGTCCTCTAATGAAGATTGACACAAATTGTTGTGAAACATATAGGCAATTGCATCTCCCAAACCAAACACATCATCCAAAATATCTTGTCCTAGTTGTTTGGCTTCGTTTTCTAGCGCCTCCATTACACAGCTTCCCACCGTTTCGCCGGGAGTTGAATCAGTAGGAAGCTTCACTGCTATTACAGGAGGGTAGGTAAAATTAGTTACAAATTCTATCCATGGCCACGCTTCGCGCGCGCCAAGTGCTGAGTGCATTTGTTGAAGCTGCGCAAAATAGCCGCGCGCAGTTCTATCGCGCCAACCGGGTTTTGATTTAAGCCGGCTTAATTTGCTTGTGTAAACCTTGGGCTTTTCCCCACAGTCTTCAGTCCACACTTTCATTCTTTTTAAATCATATTCTCCACTATATAAAATCTCTATTTTAACCACGCGATCTTGAAAAAAGACAATAGGGCCGCTACCAGGAATGTTTAGGCCTTTGCCATTTAAAAACTTATCTAACTCTACCAACATCGAACCCATCTTAGAGGCGCTTGGCCACATTCCAATATCACCATAACTTTCTAAATTAAAAATGGCTCTTGATTCACCGGACTCCGCATCTTCAAAATATAAGTTTCCTCCTTCGACTCCTTGGTACACTTTTAGAAAGCGCGAATATAAACTCAAGCCCTTTCTAACCCGAATTAATTGAGATTTGATTGATGATGCTTGATATGTTACCAAAACATCCTCGCGTTCCTCTTCTACTTCTTCGTCTTCTTCCACGGCATCTTTAAGATCATGTAAATCCGAATAAGAAACCCCATATAGAAATTTAGCTCTGCTGTTAGGGCGTGGATCTAGATCAAAATCTTTAAGATGTAGTGCGGCGCTTAATGCACTAAAGGTCTCGTGCGAAGTATCTTTATCAAAAATGTCCAACAAGGCAGATACCGCTCGTGTTTTTTGAATTTCTGCCTTTCCCTCTAGATTATGTGAAATCTCGGTATATGCGGTAGGAACAGTGATCCAATATTCACACAATTTCTCGTTTAAGAATGGTTCGTCTATTGTTCGATTACGCCAGTTTGGTACCAAAGCTTTAGGATTGGGAGAACATTCTAAACAAATAATGGGTGAGGATGGTGCAGGGCCGCACACATCTATTAAGCCATCATTGTTTCTATCTTGCCATGATAAAAAAGTAGAGTCTGCCATTTATATTTCTCCTTGGTTAAGTGGAATACACATTCCGGCTCGGGATAAAGCGGTAACCGCATGGATATAGGTGATTAATTTCCCACAGGGTTTTGTTGGTGCGCGTTTGTATTATGCTGTCCATTATCCACGGGATCGACAATGCCACGAAACTTCCAGCAGCTGTCGGCACCCACGGACGAATCGGGTCTACTCCGACCGCACCATTGAATGCTTGTTGAAGTAATAGGAAGTTAATAAGAGCGCTCATCACCTCGTCTAAAATTTCAGCTAAATCACGAAGAGATTCTACAACATTCTCTCCACGAGCCACACCTTGCAGGTTGTTGTATTTTTCAGGTGTATTAAAAAGGCCACCAAACACCATACGAGACTCGACATTGTTGCCGGCTTGTAAGATGATGCGCGGCGCGGGAAGTAATTTTCCACCCATAGAGTTTTTTTCAGCCGGCTTACAACCGTCACACTTTCCGGTAACGATTTTCACTCCTTCGCGACCAATCACGCGCACGAGATCCGCTTTAATACCAATACCAGAACGGGGAGGGGCTGCGGTAATCTCATTGGTGGCTATACCGAAGTTTTTATCAATATCTGTCATCTGACTTATGTGAATACGTGCTGCATCGGCACTGAAGGAGTTGTCAACATGGGTACCATCATCTACTCCTTGTCCGTCTCGTGCACCAGCCATTCTACCTACCACCAAATCAATGCTAGCGGCATTTATCGCCCCTTTAGATCCCCATCCACTGCGATTTGAACTGGGTCGATCTCGGCCAAGAACTATATAAGCGTTCTTTCTTTTAATAATCTTTTCGCCTTTGGCGCGCTTGTAGTGCACGCGTGGAGTCGCGACATCCGTATGATAAAGACCACTATTATCTGGCAAAACATAAGGAGGATTATCATAATAATCGGATGGATCACCTAGCGTTACAGCAGACTCTGTGGTCGTATCAATGCCTTCGGATGTTGTAGTGGAGCGGGCATTGCCCGAGCCCTTCATCTTGGCATAAACATCTTCAACTATTGCTCTTCGTTCGGCGGAGAATTTCTCTTTACTCCAAATTTTCTTATCTTTCTTAGTCATTTTTCCTCTTTTTAAAAGACACCAAAAGCTCCAAAGATACCAGCTAAATGAGTGTAAAGAGTTAGACGTGTATTATGATTACGAAGACTTTCAAAGCTCTCAATATTTGCG